TAATTACACGGTCGACGCAGCTTGTGAGCCAGCGAGGATCACACCTGTGTTCGGTCAGATCTGGCCGATTGCTCTTCCTCAAATTGGCGCGGTATCCGTCACCTTCGACGCTGGATATGGGGCGGCGGCATCGGTTCCCGAGGGGATTAAGAGCTGGATCAAGCTCAGAGTTGGCAGCCTGTATGCGCATCGCGAGGAAGTGGCAGCACTCTCCCGTGGACGTATTGAGCCGTTGCCTTTTGTAGATGGGTTGCTTGACCCTTTCAAGGTTTCCTTCATATGAATCCAATCAGCGCAGGCATGCTCACACGGCGCATCAAAATCCAGCGCCCCAGCACCATCAAAGATAGTGTCGGGGCACCATGCAGATCCTGGCTTGATGTTGCGACTGTGTGGGCGGACATCCAACCGCTGTCTGGAAAAGAAGCCGTAATTGCCAACCGGATCTCAGCGGAGTTATCGCATCAGATCATCGTCCGGTACCAGAGCCTGTTTGACAACCCTCAACAGGTGGCACAGATGCGAGTGCTTTACAAGGCACGGATCTTCAACATTCATTCGGCACTCAATGAGGATGAAAAGCGCACGCAGATCATCCTGCTGGCGTCGGAAGGGCTTGACGATGGCTAAGCATGAAACGGTCAAAGTCGAAGGGCTAGCCGAGTTGGCCAAGGCACTCCGTGAGCTACCTGATCGAGTTGCCAAGAACGGGTTGCGAGTGTCCGTCTACGCGGGAGCAAAAGTCATTCGAGACGAGGCAAGACTGCGTGCTCCCAGGGCGGCTCAGTCGCTGGGACCCAATCAGCCTCCACCAGGAACGCTCAAGCGCTCAGTGATCATGAAACACATCCCTGAGCTTTCAACCCTGACCCGACAGACATTCTTTGTGACCGTGCGTCATGGAAAAAAGTACCGCGAGCAAGGCAAGAAAGGCACCCTTTCGCAGGATGCCTGGTACTGGAGATTTCTGGAATTCGGCACGCGAAAGATGAGAGCACAGCCTTTCCTTCGACCAGCCCTTGAGGCTAAGCGACACGAATCTGTCCAAGCAATGAAAGACCGCCTGTCAGACCGCATCGAACTTGAGGCCAAAGCGCTCAACAGAAAGTAATCATGCAGGACTTCTACAACGCCATCAAGGATTTGGCGGCTGGCGAGGTCTATGCGCTTGTTGTCGCTCAAGACGCACATTACCCAGCCATCGTCTATACGCCCATCATGCAAGAACATATCTTCGGCATTGATGGTCCTCACGGCTTGCAGCGCGTGCGCGTGCAGGTCGACACCTATGCCAGAACGTATCAAGAGGCCTTGTTGCTTCAAGACCAAGTCTTGGATGCACTCTTGGCAGACAAGAGCACCGTCGCCGATGTGCGCATGGGGCTCTCAGATTTTGAAGAACAGGCCCGGCTGTACCGGGTAAGCGTTGACTACACCTACCACCGGTAGAGAGTCCGCATCACAAACAGGAGCTAACGCATGAGCAGCACTGCGATTACCGCACAAGGCATCACGATCGCCAGATTTGGCACAACAACCTTTGAAACCATCCCCAACGTGGTCTCGTTTCAGGGGCCTGGCGGGCAGGCCGCTGTGATTGACGTCACCAATCTGGCCTCTACCGCCAAGGAAAAGCGCGTGGGTCTGCGTGACGAGGGGCAGTTGTCTCTGACCCTGCACTACAACCCCGACGATCTGGTGCACCAAGGCCTGAGAACCGATCGTGCCAACCGGGTACGACGTCAGTTCAAGATCACTTTTACCGATACCACTCCATTTGCAACGTGGTCCTTCTATGGCTATGTCACGCAGTTCAGCGTGCAGGGTGGCGTTGACGCCGTGGTCGAGGCCAGCGTCACGATTGAAATCGATGGCGACATCACGGAGGCATGAAGCATATGAACATTCTTTCCAAAGACGCCATCTTGGCTGCCGAAGATCTTCCGCGCGAAACAGTCAGTGTTCCAGAGTGGGGAGGCCAAGTCCTGGTGCGCACCATGAGCGGCACCGATCGTGATGCCTTTGAGGCTAGCCTCCTTGCAAAAGATGGTCGCATGGAGAACGTGCGTGCCCGGTTGGTGGCACTGACTCTTTGCGATACCGAGGGCGATCGTCTGTTTGACGACAGCGAGATCACGGCGCTGGGGCGCAAGAGTGCTCGTGCGCTCGATCGCGTCTTCTCCGTGGCCCAGCGGCTCAACGGCATCGGTGTCGATCAGGTAGACGTTGCAAAAAAGGGCTAAAGGCCAACCCATTTCGGCGTTCGATCTTTCGGCTGGCACTCGCTCTAGGCATGCCAGTTCGTGAGTTGCTGGCCCGTGTGGGGTCGGATGAGCTGACCGAGTGGATGGCCTTTTACCAGCTGGAGCCCTTTGGCGAAGTGCGTGCCGATCTGAGAAGCGGCGTGGTTGCTGCGACCTTTGCCAACGCCCATCGCACCAAGGACGCCAGGGCATTCACGCCTGAGGATTTCATGCCCTTCATAGAACGATCAGCGCCCCAAGGCAACGCGCGCCTGAATGTCGCCCGCTTCAAGGCCCTGTTCTCTCATAAGGTGAAAAAAAATGGCTGATTTAGGCTCCCTGGTCGTCAAACTTTCGGCTGAAACTGCCGAGTTTCGTGAAGACTTGGGACGCACAGCCCGCCTGCTGGATCGCCACGCCAATGACATGAAGGCGTCGATGCAGCAAGTGGCCAGTGTGGCCAAGACGACCTTTGCCGTGGTCATCGGGGCCACCTCCGTTGCAGCCTTGAGGGACTTTGTCACCCACACACTGGAGGCGGCTGCGGCCCTACAGGGCCTGTCAGAGCAGACAGGCGCGAGCGCTGCGGCACTCTCGGGATTTGCACCGGTTGCGACCATCTCAGGCACGGCAATGGAGGCCATTGGCGCAAGCCTGGCCAAGCTGTCCAAGGGGCTGGCGGGGGTTGATGACGAAACGGCCGGTGCGACCAAGGCCCTTCAGTTCCTGGGAGTGCGTGCCAAGGATGCTAGCGGCAACCTGCGTGATCCCGCGGAGGTCATGAACGATGTCGCACTCAAACTGGCCGAGTTTGAGGACGGCGCTGGCAAGACAGCCATCGCCATGGAGCTATTTGGAAAGTCCGGGGCAACGATGCTCCCCTTCCTCAAGGATCTGGCGGAGAACCAGGACCTCAATATTCGACTGACGTCCAAGCAGATCGAGGAAGCCGACCAGGCCTCCAAGGCCATGGGCCGTATGCGTGCCGAATCGAACTTTGTGGCGCAGACCCTCGTTACCGCCGCAATCCCCTCGCTGTCGGTGCTGTACCAAGAGCTCAAAAACGTGGTCTTGGGAACGGACAACGCAGTTGATGGCGTACAGCGCCTGCGCTCTGAGGGCACGCTCACCAACTGGGCTGAAAAGACGGCCTACGCCATCGCGGTTGTCATCGATGCCTTGCGGGGAATTGGTCACACCATCAAGTCGGTGATCGGCAGCTTCTCTGCTGTCTGGGCCGACATCGAACTTGCCGGCACTTTCTTGGCGGGTGGCAAGGGCTTGAACCCGTTCTCAGAGGAAAACCGCGCACGTCTGCAAGCTGCCCTAGAGAAGCGCAATGCGATCGTCGCTCAGGCCAACCAGAACTACGTTGACCTTTGGGATATGCCGCTGCTGGCCGATGCGGTCACGCGAAGATTCGAGGACATTCGCAAGGGTACTGAGGCCTCAAACGCCGTCACGCAAGCGTCCACGCCCAGGAAGCGCCTGAACTACAGCACGGCAACTGGCGCCGTCACTGCGAACGCCATGGCAGGCATAGACAGTGAAATTAAGCGCTTACAGGGGCAGGTGGATGTGGAGAGTGCCATCCTCAAAGACCGGCAGCGCATCATCGACCTCTATGAAAGCCAGGGCTACATCAGCTTCAAGGAGGCGACCGAGGCCCGCCTGGCTGCCCAGGAAGACTTCACCGAAAGGCTTCGGGCACTGACGGATGAGGAGGAAGCGATTCTGCGTCGTGGGCTTGAGTCGGTGGCCAAGACCACCCAGGACAAGCTCAAGCTGCAAGACCGTCTTGCAGAGATTCTCCTCAAACGCCAGAGGCTGGAGCGTGAGGCCCAACAGTCCAATCTGGAGCGCCAGATCAGGCTCCCCGGCGAGACCATGAAGGATCTAGCTGAGCAGGCCGCGCGGGGACAAAGCGAACTTCGTGTGATCGAAGAGCAGATCAAGACTCTGCGTGAGACGGGCGCCATCAGTGAACTGGACTCCCTGCATGAAAAGCTGGCCGATGCGCTGAAAAAGATCGAGGAATCCGCCCGCCAAGCTGCTGATGGAGCCACCTTGCTCAATCAGCGCGTCAAGGAACTGGCGGACCCAGAGGCTGGTTTTGCCAAGGGGCTGCGCTTGGTAGCTGAAGAGGCCGAGCAGATTGGCAAGCAGATGGAGTCGGCCACGGTGCGTGCCTTCAACGGGATGACGGATGCGCTGGTGAACTTTGTGATGACAGGCAAGCTCGACTTTCGGTCACTCGCCAACTCCATCATTTCAGACCTCATTCGTATCCAGATTCAGCGCGCTATCACGCTGCCCCTGGCTCGGGCCATGAGCAGCTTCTTTGGGTTTGCCGATGGAGGCGTAATGACTTCAGCCGGTCCCATGGCGCTGCGCACCTACGCCTCCGGAGGCATTGCCAACTCCCCACAGCTGGCTCTCTTTGGCGAGGGCAGTAAGCCCGAGGCCTATGTGCCGCTGCCAGACGGCCGATCCATTCCGGTCACGATGAGCGGTGGCGCGTCCGCAGGGGACGTCTTCAACATTTCGGTCAGCGTCTCCGATGCTGGCGCGTCCAGCCGTGGGGATGACCCAGGCGGACGTGATCTTGGCCGGGCGATAGCCAGTGCTGTACGTCAGGAGTTGCTTGCCCAAAAGCGCGCCGGTGGTTTGCTTGACGGCCGGAGGGCGGTGTAAGTGGCGACCTTTACCTGGACCCCTTCGGTTGGAGCCAACCTGTCGATGCGGCCCAGCGTTCGCCGTGTGGCCTTTGGCGACGGCTATGAGCAGCGTTTGGCCTTCGGCATCAACACTCAGCCCCAGGTCTGGTCGTTGGAGTTTCGGGGGCGAACCAGCACCGAGGCGAGCGCAATCGATGCGTTTTTGCGCTCACGGGGTGCCGTGCAGGCCTTTGACTGGACTCCTCCTGGTGGAACTGCTGGCAAGTTCGTGTGCGAGATCTGGCACTGTTTGGCCAAGGGCCGGTTCGCTTTCATGCCGGAACCAATGCCTTGCAGCAGCGGGTTGTCTGGCAGGGCAACGCCTATGAGGCATTTCCCATTGAGGTTGAAGGCTTCGAATTCAACGGCAACGGCCAGGTACCTCGGCCGCGCCTGCGGGTAGCCAATGTCACGGGCGCCATCACGGCGCTGGTGCTCACCTACCAGGACCTCGTGGGCGCCAAGATCACACGCAAGAGGACGCTTGCGAAATACCTCGATGCGGTGAACTTTGAGGGTGGTGTCAATCCGACAGCCGACCCCTCGGCCGAATTCGCTGATGACGTGTACTACGTCGACCGCAAGTCCAGAGAAACGCGGGATGTGGTCGAGTTTGAGTTGGCCGCATCGTTTGATCTGGAGGGGGTCACACTCCCTCGTCGGCAGATCGTTCAAAACGTGTGCCCCTGGCGCTACCGTGGGGCAGAGTGCGGTTACACCGGTACGTTCTACCTAGATGCCAATGACCAGGCGGTTGGCTCAAGCAGCCTGGATGTCTGCGGCAAACGTCTGTCATCGTGCAAGGCCCGGTTTGGGCAGAGCGCTGAGTTGCCCTTTGGTGGCTTTCCGGCAGCTGGGCTGATTCGTTGATGCTGCCTGAGAACCAAGCCCTGGCGCTCGATCACGCCCGGCAGGCGTATTCAGGGCCAGACGGTCCGCGCGAGTCGTGCGGGCTGCTCGTGATCCGAAAAGGTCGGGAGGTTTACTGGCCGTGCCGAAACCTGGGTGTGGGAACCGATCAGTTCGTGATTCACCCCGAGGACTACGCCAAAGCCGATGAGCAGGGCCAGATCGTTGCCGTGGTGCACAGCCACCCCGGTCTGCCGCCCGAGCCGAGTCAGGCTGACCGGGTGGCGTGTGAGGCCAGTGGCTTGCCTTGGCACATCGTGAGTGTCCCAAGCGTCGCCTGGGCAAGTATCGAGCCGTCGGGCTATGTCGCCCCGTTGGTAGGCCGCGAATGGTCTCACGGCGTGCTCGACTGCTACGCCCTGGTGCGCGACTGGTTCCGAGCAGAGCGCGGGGTGGAATTGCCCAACTTCGCGCGCTTTGACGACTGGTGGAAGCGCGGGGAGAACCTCTACCTGGAAAACTTTGCCCAGGCTGGCTTCTTCCCGGTGGATGCCGATGAACTAAAGGTTGGGGACTGCTTCCTGATGCAGGTGGCATCCCCTGTACCGAATCACGCAGCGATCTATCTTGGAGACGGGCTGATCCTTCATCACTTGCAGGGGCGTCTTTCCAGTCGAGATGTCTACGGCGGCTATTGGCAAAAAGTCACAACACACATCCTCAGACATGGTCACAATCATTCTTCTTGGTGAACTTGGACGCCGGTTTGGCCGCAGGCATAGCCTGGCCATCTCATCGGCTGGCGAGGCCATAAGAGCGCTGGCGGCCAATTTCCCGGCTTTTGAGCGGGAACTGGTGGCCTCAGGAGAGCGTGGTGTGGGCTACCGCGTGCTGGCTGGTCGTGAGGCGTTGACACTGGATCGTCTGCATGAGCCGACAGGACAGAGCCGCATCACCATTGCCCCGGTGGTCTCTGGTGCAGGTGGTAATGGCCTCGGTCAGATCTTGCTGGGTGCAGCCTTATTGGCAGTCGCTTGGTGGAACCCGTTGGGCTGGGCGGCGTCGGGCGCGTTTTTGTCACAGGCCACGCTCTACTCGGTAGGCACAGCCATGATTCTTGGTGGCGTGGCGCAGATGATTGCGCCTACGCCGAAGGCCACGGAGCCCTCAGAGCGCCCAGAAAACAAGCCAAGCTACAGCTTCAATGGTGCTGTCAACACCACCGCCCAGGGGCATCCCGTGCCGGTGGGTTACGGCCGATTGATTGTGGGCTCAGCGGTGATCAGCGCCGGCATTGACGTGGATGAGATTGCCGCATGAAAAAACACGCCATGACTGAACTCATCATTGGTGCGGGCGGTGGCGGCAAAGGCGGTGGAGGTAGCGCTCGTGTGGCGCAGGAGGCTCCCGACAGCCTGCGTTCCAAAGCCTATGCGCGAGTGGTTGACCTCATTTCCGAGGGTGAGATCGAGGGGCTGGTCGACGGCCTGCAATCGGTTTACCTGGACGACACGCCGATTCAGAACCCTGATGGCTCGACCAACTTCTCAGGCGTCACTCTGGAGACCCGTAACGGCAGCCAGCAGCAAAGCTATGTGCCCGGGTTCTCGTCCGTTGAGAACGAGGTGGTCGTCGGAGTAGAGGCCAAGGCGAGCCAGCCGGTGGTGCGCTCCATCACCGACCCGGATGTGGACGCCGTTCGGGTCAAGGTGAGCGTGCCGCAGTTGACCAACCAGGACACGACCAATGGCGATCTCAATGGCAGCACGGTGAACTTTGCGATCGATCGCCAAGTGAACGGCGGTGGGTTCGTGGAGATGATCAACGACACGATCTCTGGCAAGACTACGACCAAGTACCAGCGCAGCTACTACGTGCCTCTCACGGGTAGTGGCCCCTGGGATATCCGAGTGCGCCGGATCACGGCGGACTCCACGTCAAGTGCGATCCAGAACAAGACCTTTGTGGAGTCCTACACCGAGGTCATCGAGAGCAAGCTGCGCTACCCCAACAGTGCCCTGGTAGCGCTTCGGGTCGATGCGTCCCAGTTCTCAAGCATCCCGCGGCGCAGTTATGACATGAAGTTGCTGCGGGTTGTCGACAAGTGGGCGCTCTACCGGGTGGCTCAATACTGCGACCAGTTGGTTCCCAACGGGCTGGGCGGTTTTGAGCCGCGTTTTGCTTGCAACCTGTACCTCCAGACGCGGGAGCAGGCCTACAAGGTCGTGCAGGACATGGCCTCAATCTTTCGGGGCATGGTGTACTGGTCCGGTGGCGCAATCACGGTCACGCAGGATGCGCCCGCCGATCCGGTCTACCAATTCGCCCCTAGCAACGTCGTGGACGGAGAATTTGCGTATCAGGGGTCTTCGGCGAAGGCGCGGCACACGGTGGCCTTGGTCACATGGAACGACCCCGAAGACTTTTATCGCCAGAAGGTGGAGTACGTCGAGGACGCCGCCGGCATCGCCCGCTACGGTATCGTGCAGAGCGAAGTGGTGGCCCTGGGATGCACCTCTCGGGGTCAGGCGCACCGGGTGGGTAAGTGGCTCTTGTATTCCGAGCAGTCGGAATCTGAGATCGTCACCTTCCGCACGGGCCTGGAGGGGGCCGTGGTGCGTCCGGGGGATATCATCAAGGTTGCTGATCCAGTTCGAGGGGGCATGCGCCTTGGGGGCCGGATCGCTGCGGCATCTGCCAGCACGGTCACCTTGGATCAGGACCTGCCAGCGGATCTCCCATGGCGGCTATCGGTGATTCTGCCCACTGGGGTGGTTGAGGAGCGGCTGGTAGGTCCGATTTCGGGTCGAGCCCTGACGGTGACGATCCCCTTCAGTGCGGTGCCGCAGGCTGGCGCCATTTGGGTGCTTTCCTCGTCTATCATCGAACCGCAACTCTTTCGGGTGGTTGCGGTCGCCGAGCGGGATCCTGGGGTGCACGAGGTCACCGCACTCGCTCACAACCCGAGCAAGTTCGATGCGATTGAAAAGGGGCTGGCTTTGCAGCCCCGATCGATCACCGTCCTGTCGGATATGCCACCAGCACCGACTGGGCTCTCCATGCAGGAGAGCTTGTACCGGGTCAAAGACCAGGCCCAGGTGCTGGTTCAGGTGTCCTGGAACGAGGTGCAGACCGCTGTTGCGTACCGGCTCTCCTACCGGGTGGCAGGCGGCAACTTCGTGAGCCTTCCGCTCACCAGTGCCAACTACGTCGAAATCCGGGATGCGCAAGAAGGCGCGTATGAATTCAGCCTGCGTGCGATCGGGATCACGCGCAAGGAGAGTGTTCCTGCGACACTGAGCACAACGGTTCTGGGCAAGACCCTGCCGCCGTCGGATGTCACGGGCTTTTCGGTCCAGCGCCGAGTCTCCGATCTGCTGATTTCTTGGGATGAACTCCAAGATGCAGACCTTTCGGGCTACGAGGTCCGTGTAGGAACTGGCTGGGATAACGGCCAGTTGGTGGCAAAGACCGCGGGCACGCAGATGGTCCACGACCAGAGCGCGGCTGGCCTTTACCCGTATCACATTCGGGCCTACGACACTTCGGGCAATTACAGCGCCCACGTCACAACCTTTGTGCTGAGCCTACAAGCGCCCTCGACCGTGCGTCAGTTCGATGTGGTTCAGTCGGCCAACCGGCTAGAGTTTCGGTGGCAGCCCAATCCTGAACCCGAAGTTGTCGGGTATGAGCTTCGTGAGGGCGCGGCCTGGGATGCCTCGCTCTTTGTGGCTGAGGTCAAGTCCACCAGCTACACGCTGCCCTCAGGGTTTGATGGAGAGCGCAAGTTTTGGATCAAGGCGATTGCGTCCCCAGGCATCTACAGTGACACGCCGACCTTTGTGTCGACGGTGGTTGCTCAGCCGCAGAACGCCAATTTGATCTTGGCACGTGATGAGCAGGCGCTGGGATTCCCTGGCACTAAGCACTTCGCTTCGGTCGTCTCGGTCAACGGTCGAAACGCCCTGCGTATGAGCACCGGTGCACAGACGGCTGAGTACCTCTTTGAGGTGGATCTTGTTTCACCCATCCGCGCCCAGAACACGCTGCTCAATAGCCTTGGGGCCTCGGTTGATGACCGGACCACATGGCTGGAGGCGAATTTCCCTTGGAGCAGCGATGCTGCGAGGCGCCAGTGGGCCTATGACGGCGCGATTGCCAACGTGGATGCGCGGTTTCAAATCGCAAGGGAAGACGCACTGCAAGCCGGCGAAGTCTACGGATGGCGTCTGAACGGTTCTACCGCGGGGCTAGGAAATCCAGTCTCGAGCCAGGCGGCAGGCGTCGCCTATGCCGCCGGCCGATATGGCGACGGTCTCATGGTCAAAGACACCACCCGCGTGGCTTGGACGGTGAGCATCCCATCGGTGTTTCACACCTCCTTTTGGTTCATCCCGTCAGAGGTCACAACCTGCGTGATCTGGGTGGCTCTTGGCACCGCAGGATCGCTCCTGGTGGGCTATGACGCCACGACGGGTGCGTTCTTTCTCGAAGACCAACTGTCCAGACGAGTGAGCGTGCCTTTTGGCATTTCGGTAACTGATCGCGTTTGCATCGGCGTGTGCCAGACCGCCACCGAGCGACGGCTATTTGTCGGTCGGATGGGCGGTGATGTGGACTCAGCCAGTTCGGCACTTGCGCCAATCGGAGCCGTTACCAGCTTGCGTCTGTACTAGCTCTCAGCTTTTCAACCCATCTCCAACCGTGGCGCTGCTCTCGAAAGAGACAGCGCCATTTCTTTTTCCATTTCACGAGGACTTTTCATGATCGACGAATCCATGCAGCTTCACGGTGCAATGACCCTGATCCTTCGCCGCGCAAGCGGTGAGGTCGAGACGGTCCACAAAGACAACATCATCGTCAACGTCGGCTTTGACTTCATTGCTGACGCCATTGGCAAAGCCGCCAGCCGACCCGCCGTGATGGGCTTTATTGCGCTGGGCACCGGCACGACAGCGGCGGCTGCAACCCAGTCGGCGCTGGTGACCGAAATTGACCGAAATGCTGCGACCTACGCGCACACGGCAGGCACCAAGACCTTCACCTTCAGCGCGGACTTCTTGGCGGGCGACAGCACCGGCGCTCTGACCGAAGCCGGGGTATTCAACGCAGCGACCGGGGGCATCATGCTCGATCGGGTGGTGTTTCCAGTGGTCAACAAGGGCGCAGATGACAGCCTGACCGCGGTCTTCACCTTCACGATGAGCTGATCGAGATGCCCGACACGGTGACGGTCAGCGAGACCCAGGGTGCAAGGTACACCTGGGCGTCGGCTGGCTTTACATGGTCGAGCGCCAGCGCCGGAAAGAACTGGACCACAGCCTATCCGGCGGTCTACAACGTCGCTGTTGCGGTGACGCTGGCCTTCGTTGAGGCCACCGGCAGACAGTGGACCAAGCGCTCGAATGAAACGCTGGCCATTGCAGAAAAGCTCGCCAAGCAATTGATCCTGCGCGAATCAGAAGCAATCGGGTTTGGGGAAACCTACTCAGACCTGATCGCCTATGTACTTCGTTGGGTGGAAACGATGTCCTTTGGCGAGGCTCTCGGGAAAGCCAGTCGCAAGGAGGTGCAGGAGTCCTTCCAGGCATCCGACTACCTAACCCGAGTGCTGACAAAGACCGCTACGGAGAGCCTAGCCTTGAGCGACGTGATTCGCCAGGGAAGTGTTAAGCGCCTGGCCGAAAGCCTGCCGATGTCGGAGACGCCTCAACGGGGGGTGACCAAGAACGCATTCGAAGCCTTCGAGCTAGGTGACGACTTGGATCGGCATATGACCAAGCGCATATCAGAGGCCGTCGCGTTTGCCGAGACCTATACCGATCTGATCGCATTCATCTTGCGAATCAGCGAAGGCCTGGGCGTGAGCGACTTGGGGGCCAAGCAACTCCGAAAACCCTTCTCCGAGGCCTTTGGTACGACCGACAAGGCTGCAAGGCAGACGATCAAGCGCGTCGCTGAGGCGGTCGCTATAGGCGAGGCACTGGGACGCACGGTGGCCTATCGCCGAAATCTGACCGAGGGCTTTGCGGTATCGGATGCGCTGCGTAAAGCAATCAGACTGACCGCGCAGGAGGCCTTGGTGCTTGCCGAGCAGTACCGCAGGCATGCCAACGGCGTGATCAGCGACATGATCGTTGGCAGCACCGAGATCACCGAGCTGGACTTTGCTGCCATCGTCGAGGCCGGTCACCCGCCCGGGTACACCGACTTCCGGGATTTCATCCAAGGCGACTACACCTACCGTCGCGCGCTTTTCCGAGCCATTCTGAATTCGCGCAACTCTGACCGAGCCTTCATTGACGCATTGCGGGTGACGGTTGACGTCCCTGACATCTTCGACCGAGGTACTGCCCAGATCACCGATCCAGCGGCCGGAGCCTCGATCTACTTCTCGCGCAGCTTTAGGGTCGCGCCTGAGGTGACCATGACCCACAAGGGGGGCTCCGCCGTGGCCATCCCTCGGCTGCTAGGCGCAGTTACCACGACTGGCTTCACCGCCGTCCTCGAAAACAGTTCCGGCTCCCGCGTGACCGGCTCCTTCACCTGGATTGCACAGGGGTACTAGATGCAAAACTTCACCGATATACCGTCGTCCAGAACGCTGTCCGATTCTCTGATCGAGATTCTTAACAACGATAAGACGGCCATTTCATGCAACAGCGGCACCACCTTCCCGACGACCAACCTTCAGATCGGGATGCTGTGCTACCGCACTGACCAGTTGAAGCTCTACCAGTTGATCGGGACCAACCCGGATAACTGGCGCTTCATCATGGATTTGGCAAGCGGCATTGATACGCAGTTCGCAGCCAAGCTCAATGCCTCGAGCTACACGGCAGCCGATGTTCTGGCGAAGTTGCTGACAGTGGATGGTGCAGGTACTGGACTGGATGCCGACCTGCTCGATGGTCAGCATGCGAGCGCTTTTGCTGCGAGCACACACAACCACAACGCCGCCTATCTCGGCATCAGCGCCAAGGCCGCCGATGCTGACAAGCTCGATGGCTATGACTCCACCGCGTTTGTGAGGTCGGTCAACGGTGCCGGGCCTGATGCCGCTGGCAATGCGACGGTCAACATTGACCTGTCGAGCCGGGTCGCAAAGACCGGCGACACGATGACGGGGAATCTGACGATTCAGAACACCGCCCCAACTATCAATATGCAGGACACGGACAACGTGACCCGCTATCTGCATGTCAACAGCAACCTGATGGGCTTTTTAAAGTCCGATGGCAACTGGGACATGTACATGAACAACAGTGGATCTATGTGGACCGCGAACTACGGGTGGTTGCATGACTACTTTTTCAGCACCATCGCCAACTGTTTTGTTGGCAACTGCCCGGGTAATACAGGCAACTGCAGCCCGGTGGGCAACAACGCAACATCCGTAGTTTCTAACTGCGGCAGCGCATCTTTTGTGCGCGATGAGCTGGTGGACAACGGCAGCCAGATTTCTGTCCGAAGAACACAGTACAACTTCAACTGCAATTGCAACTGTGCTTGCGACTGCTGCTGCTGATGGGGGCGACCATGAAAGTCATTGCAGTACGCAACCCGCTTCTTCATCCCTATGCATTCCATCAAGTCTCCATCTCGCGCGAGTTGCAAAGCAGGTCGTTGATCGTTCGATACCGGTTGGCCAGAACAAATCATGCTGAAGAGGATCCTGTCTTTGATGCAGAAGAACAGGAGGATGGCCAGGCAACGATCACTATTCAGCTTGAGGACGCTGCTGAACACCCGATTGAAAGGCAGGCAACCGTCTATCTGGAAGCGGTCTCAGGTGTATTACCTCGGGCCAGGGTCACCACCATTCAGGGCACTGCCGCCGTCCCTGTATTTGCCACTGGTTTGAGCCCAGGTGAGCAGGTTCGCATCAAAGCAGGCTGGAAGTACTTTCCCGGCGTGGACGACATCACGATTGAGGTTGTCTGATGCTCCAAGCGCTGTTTGCGGTCCCAGTCCTCGTAACAGAACTGGGCATATCTGAACGCGAACGCAGCGTTCTCTGCGAGTGTGCCCTGGCCGCATACCGGGCCAACAACACGAACGGGAAACCCTGGTCTAGAGCTAACCGGGAGTCTCTGGCAGTCCAAGAGCCGGTTTTTGAGGCTCTCTTTGCCATGGTCGCTAGGGCGGCAGAAGTTGCATTTGGGGTCCGTGTCGTATCCATCACCGGTCGCGAACTGGTTCAGTTTGATGGCGATTTTGTCCCTCCGCATGTTGAGCCATCTATGCTGTCTGCCATCTACTGGATAGATGCCGCAGCTGAACCCAAGCATGCGTGTGGGGATCACAACGGATCGCTGGTCCTTCAAAGCCCAGTGGGCCCCTTTGGCACCAAGGTACTGCCAACTGAGGAGAGGGTTCGGTTCATCGATCCGATGCCTGATCGCCTACTGGTTTTTCCAAGCCATCTGGTGCACTTTGGCCACGTCTACCGTGCGCCGACACCAAGCGTCGAGGTTCACTTCGAAATGGAGATTGCGTGATGCGCGCAGTCAATTTCTACCAATAGGAAACCATGAGTACTTTTGTCATTCATACCGTCATTCCGGCCTTTGCGGCCGTCCAGCCCGCAAGTCAACCTTTCGCCACCAGCAAAGACACCCCGGCTCGAAAAGATTCGCCTCGGGTCTTGAAGATCTCTCTTGGCCTGTCATGCAATTACGAGTGTGAGTACTGTTCTCAGCGCTTTGTGCCACGCGCGGCTGAGACGAATCCTGCTGAAGTTCACGCCTTCGTTGCGGGGCTAGATGGATGGGTGACCGTGCCGCCAGAGCGTATTGAGTTCTGGGGCGGGGAGCCCCTGGTTTACACCAAGACCCTGCGTCCGCTCGCTAACGCCCTTCGTCGTAAGTATCCAGACGCTGGCTTTTCAGTGATCACCAACGGATCACTGCTGAACGCCGACATCAATCAATGGCTGGATGACATGGGCTTTAGTGTTGGCATCTCTCACGATGGTCCGGGGCAGCATGTGCGAGGGCCTGATCCACTTGATGACCCTGAAAAGCGCGCAGCGATATTGGATCTTTATCGGCGACTCGCACCGAAGAGGCGTGTGAGCTTCAATGCAATGCTCAACCGCGCAAACATCTCCAGGGCCGCGATTCAGCAGTTCTTCACCGATCTGACCGGAGACCTGGACGTCATGATCGCCGAGGGCGCATTTGTTGATGCTTACGACCCGGGTGGCTTGGCGCTGTCTCTGCCTTCTGATGAAGCGCAAGCATTTCGTC